GACGAATTAACGTGCTACAGTTATAAAACTGACCCCTTGACAGGACAAATCTTGCCAATACTTGCGGATCGTGATAATCACCTTATAGATGCGCTACGTTATGCGTGCGAGGCCATACGTCGAGCAGTCCCACCAAAGACTTTCGATGTGCAACCTTTGGCAACTGTGAATAGGTGGTAGATGGCTCGATTGAACAAAGAACAGCGTTTCCAGAACATCCATCAACAGGCGTTGACTGAGTTTGATCGCGTTCAATCCTCGCTCCGTGATGAGCGTCTACAGTGCCTTCAAGACCGACGCTTCTATTCCATCGCTGGCGCACAGTGGGAAGGCCCATTAGGTGACCAATACGAAAACAAGCCGCGCTTCGAGGTAAACAAGATTCATCTGAGCGTCATTCGTATCATTAACGAGTATCGCAACAACCGCATCGCTGTAGACTTTGTGAGCAAAGATGGCGACACGGATGAAAAACTAGCTGAGACTTGCAATGGTCTTTATCGTGCCGACGAGCGCGACAGCATGGCAGAAGAAGCATACGACAACGCTTTCGAGGAAGCAGTAGGCGGTGGCTTTGGCGCTTGGCGTTTACGCACTGTTTACGAAGATGATGAGAACGACGAAGACGAACGCCAGCGCATTCGCATAGAGCCAATCTATGACGCTGACAGTTCCGTGTTCTTCGATCTGGATGCAAAGCGCCAGGACAAGGCTGACGCTAAGTATTGCTTCGTCCTATATTCCATGACCTATGACGCTTACAAAGCCGAATGGAATGATGACCCAACGACTTGGCCTAAAGAGATTCACCAATATGAATTTGACTGGGATACGCCTGACGTTGTGTTCGTTGCTGAATACTATCGCGTTGAGGAAGTGCGTGAGACTGTCCGCATCTTCCAAACAATCCAAGGCGAAGAAGAACGCTATATGCAAGCGGACTTTGACGCAGACGAAACGCTAGAGGAAACGCTTGCTGCTGTTGGCACTGTTGAAGTGCGCCAGAAGCGCGTGAAGCGTAAGCGCGTCCGCAAGTATATTATGAGCGGTGGCGGCATCCTTGACGATATGGGCTACATTGCTGGCAAGAACATTCCGATTGTTCCTGTCTATGGCAAGCGTTGGTTCGTCGATAACGTAGAGCGTTGCATGGGCCATGTTCGCCTAGCCAAAGACGCACAGCGTTTGAAGAATATGCAGCTATCGAAGCTGGGCGAGATTAGTGCGCTTTCATCCGTTGAAAAGCCAATCTTGTTGCCTGAGCAAGTCACTGGCCACCAAATCATGTGGGCAGAGGATAACTTACGCAATTATCCTTATCTGCTGATCAACCCAATCACAGGGCCAAATGGCGAGACTCAGGCTGCTGGCCCAGTTGCTTACACCAAGTCCGCAGCGATTCCGCCAGCGATGGCAGCGTTGTTGCAGATTACAGAATCCGACATGGCTGAGATTCTGGGCAACAACCAGCAAGCCGACAAGATGGTAAGCGGTATCAGCGGCAAGGCTGTAGAGCTAATCCAGACGCGCCTTGATATGCAGGCGTTCATCTATATGAGCAACATGGCAAAGGCTGTGCGGCGCTGCGGTGAGATATGGCTGTCAATGTCGAAGGACATCTACGTTGAAGAAAAGCGTAAGATGAAAACCATCGGCAATATGGAGGAAGTTGGTTCCGTTGAACTGATGAAGCCACAGATCGACCAAGACACTGGCGAACTGATTTATGAAAACAATCTGGGCGATGCTTTGTTTGACGTTGCTGTAGATGTTGGCCCATCGTCATCGAGCCGCCGCGATGCGACAGTTCGTGCGCTGACAGGCATGATGCAAGTTACATCCGATCCGACAACCCAACAGGTTCTGCAAGCTATGGCTATCATGAACATGGAAGGCGAAGGCATTGGCGACATCAAGGAATTTTTCCGCAAGCAACTCGTTCAAATGGGCGTATTGCAGCCAACGGAAGAAGAACAGATGATGATGATGGAGGCGCAAGCAAACGTGCAGCCTGACCCGCAATCCGCTTATCTGATGGCAGAGGCCGCTAAAGCACAGGCCCAAGCTATCCAGGCACAAGCTAACACCGAATACACCTTGGCACGCGCTGAAGAAACGAAAGCCAAGACCGCAGAGACCATCTCAAATATCGACATTGACCAGCGCAAGTCGGCTATTGAGACTGCTGAAAAGATTGGGGCTGCACTCCAGCCGCAAGCAAATGTGGTTCCACCCTCCACACAATTAGGGTGAGTTAATGGGGTTAAAACATGAAAACGGCAGAATTGGATAATAACGACAACTTCGAAACAATCGACATCGATACAGACATCAATGAAGAATCGGACGATGAGACCAATACCATCGACGATACTGAGGATGAGGAAGAAGATGACGAGGATGAGGTCGTAATATCTATCGGAGAGGAATCGCCACCTCAAGATGAAGAAGTTCGTGCGCCAGCTTGGGTGCGTGAATTGCGTAAATCGAATCGGGAAAAAGAGCGGAAGATTCGTGAACTGGAAGCAAAGCTTAATACAACGGCAACTGAGACCAAACCAGTTGCATTAGCATCAAAGCCAACGCTCGAAAGTTGCGATTATGATTCCGACGAGTATGAACAAAAGCTTGCTGAATGGTATGAGCACAAACGCGAATACGATGCAGCCGAAGCCAATGTAGCGGCACAGCGAGATGCTGAAGCCAAAGCATGGCAGGACAAGCTTGATTCCTATGCGAAGGCGAAAGCCTCGTTAAAGGTGCGTGACTATGACGAAGCCGAAGCTACGGCCTTGGATACGTTTGACGTAACGCAACAGGGAATCGTTCTGCAAGGCTCTGACAACCCTGCTTTGCTTATCTACGCAATTGGCAAAAGCTCCAAGCGTGCAAAGGAACTTGCAGCAATCACCGACCCCGTGAAGTTTGCCTTCGCGGTAGCAAAACTGGAGACTCAGTTGAAAGTAACTAACCGAAGGGCAGCAACCGCGCCAGAACGCACGATCACCACAAGTGGTGGACGTATGTCTGGTTCCATTGATTCACAACTTGAACGCTTACGCGCTGAAGCTCTGAAGACCGGAGATTTGTCAAAGGTCATGGCTTACAAGCGTAATAAGAAACAATCCTAATTTTTTGGAGTTATTAAAATGGCTAACGCTTTTTCAAAAGAAGAAATTGTTGCTTTTGAGGACATCCTCGAAGGCTTCAACGATGCGCTGATCCTCAGCAAGAACATCAACGTATACAACACCAACGGCGTAACGATGGAACGCGCTCGTGACACCATCTGGCGTCCACAGCCTTACATCGCTCAGTCGTTTGACCGCGTAATTGGCACCTCGATTGCTTCTGACGTTTCGACGATGACTCAGCTCTCCGTGCCTTCGACGCTCGGTTTCAACAAGTGCTCTGCATGGCAGATGAACGCTTTGGAACTGCGTGACGCATTGCAGGAAGGTCGCCTTGGCGATTCGGCAAAGCAAAAGCTTGCTTCTGACATCAACCTTTCCGTTATGGATTTGGCTGCTGCTCAAGGCACACTCGTTGTTGACGTAGCAACCGCACCTGGCACTTATGACGATGTTGCACTTTGCGACAGCATCATGAACGAGCAGGGTGTTATGGCTGGTGATCGCTACCTCGCATTGTCGAGCCGCGATTACAACGGCATGGCTGGTAACTTGGCAGTAGCGACTCGTTCGTTCACTGGCACGAAGTCGGCTAACGCATACGAGCGTTCGTTCGTCGGTGAAGTTGCAAGCTTCCAGACTTACAAGCTTGACTATGCAAACCGCTGCGCTGCTAACTCGGCAAGCCGCACCATCGCCACCAACGGCGCTCAAGTGCGTTATGTTCCACAAGCAACCACCACCAGCACTGGCGGTGTTCTGAACGTAGACAACCGCTATCAGACTGTCACTGTCTCCTCGACAACTGGCATCACTGCTGGCGATGCGTTCACGATCACTGGCATTGAAGCAGTCCACCACATCACCAAGCGTAGCACGGGCGCACTCAAGACGTTCCGCGTTATCTCGGTTGACAGTGGCACGACCATGACGATCTCGCCACCAATCATCGGTGCGAACTCGTCGCCTACGGATGCTGAATTGCAGTATAAGAACGTCCAAGTCGTTTCGACTTCGGCAACTGCTCCAATCAACTTCCTGAACACCACTGCTTCGAACATCAACCCGTTCTGGCGCAAGGATTCGATTGAATTGCTCCCAGGTCGTTATGCTGTTCCAGATGGTGCTGGCGTTGACGTTCTGCGTGCATCGACGGATCAGGGTATCGAATTGGTCATGACCAAGAAGTTCGATCCACTGACGTTCCAGACGCTTTACACGCTCGACACCTTGTATGGCGTTGTAATGACCAACCCTGAAATGGCAGGCATCCTGCTTTTCAACCAAGCCTAATAGAGATGGGGAGGTTTCGGCCTCCCCTTCTTTCCTTTGAGGAGTGATTCAATGCCACTGAAAAAAGGTTACAGCCGTTCAAGCATCGGCAAGAACATCAAGATGGAAGAAAAGGCTGGACGCCCTAAAAAGCAAGCCATCGCCATCGCGCTTAACGTAGCACGAGATGCTGCAATGAAAGCTGGCAAGCCATCGAAGGCTCCCAAGCGGAAGGCAAAGAAATGAAGATGGGCCTATACGCAAATATTAATGCGAAGCGGAAACGCATTAAGGCGCAGAAGGCCGCTGGCAAGACTCCAGAGCGTATGCGTAAGGTCGGCAGCAAGGGAGCGCCAACCAAGGCTGCTTTCGTTGCGTCAGCAAAGACTGCAAAGCCAGCAAAGGCGAAGAAAAAATAGTTGGTCGTTTAATGTGCGCGTTTCTGTTATAACGCAACACAACGACCTTGGAGGTTTAAATGTCGCAAGTTGGTAATAGTCAAGATAAAACAACGGGCGATGCTTATACAGACCTTGGCATTGAGCGCATTTTGCGTGATAATAGTTCAGTCCCCTTTGTTAAGCGGATTCTTTTTCCATTTAAATCACCCGTAACCATTGATCCTGAAGACCCTGAAAAAAAACGGGTAATGACGCACAAAATGGAATATAAGACGGCTGATGGAAAAGCTTACGCCTATCCTCGCGTTATGGTAAATGAAGGTGGTGAGCTACAAGATTATGGCAAGGATGCTTTTAATGAGGCTTTAAAGCGCCGCGATTTTATTAAGTTCGATACACCAGAAATGGCTGATAAATTCACGAAGCTTTATAAGAAATATTGGGATAGTGTTGGCTACGAACCAAAGGTTGGGCAGTAATGGGGTATACGAAAAGACAGTTTATCACGGGAGCCTTTGAAGAAATTGGCCTCGCTGATTATGTGTTCGACTTGCAGCCTGAACAGTTGCAGTCTGCTGTGCGGCGCTTAGATTCCATGATGATGGAATGGAACGCTCAGGGCATTCGTCTGGGCTATCCAATCGCCAGCAGTCCGCAGGATAGTGACTTGGACTCTGAAACCAACGCACCTGATAGCGCATGGGAAGCGATTATCACTAATCTCGCAATTCGCATTGCTCCAGGATACGGCAAAACTGTATCTCCTGACACAAAGGTATCCGCGAAGGGCGCTTACAATGTCTTGTTGCAACGTGCTACATTCCCACTGGAGCAGCAGTTCCCAACGACAATGCCAATCGGTCAGGGCAACAAGCCTTGGCGTTGGGATAATCCTTATGTGCAATCAGTTTATGATCCCGTAGACTCTGGGCCTGAAGGCCCTATTGAATGGAGCTAAGAATGCCTACTATTAACCAACTTCCGCTGATTACTCAGCTATCGATGGGGGACAATGTTGTCCTCTGGGTTCCCAATCAAGGCGACAGCCGCCGCGCTTCGCTTACAACGCTTAACGAGTTCCTTGGGCTGAACTTCATCAATGTGGTGGCTGAGACTGTGCAGACATCGCCAGTGCTTTATTCGGCCCTTCCAACTGCGGCTAGTGCTGGCATGGGAACACGCGCATTTATTACTGATGGCAGCACCGCAACATTCGCGGCTACTGTCACAGGTGGTGGTTCAAACAAGGTTCCCGTCTATAGTGACGGCACAAATTGGAAGGTTGGCTAATGGCTTATATTGATCCCTTTTCCCCTAACTATGGCTCGAACATCGTCGCAACTCCTGCTGGCACTTCGGCTTCTGTTGATATTCCTGCTGGCGACAACTGCGTTCGCCTTGTGAATACTGGCGCAAACGTCTGCTATGTTCGCATTGGTCAAACATCTGCAACTGCGACAACTGCTGATTTGCCAGTCCGCGCTGGTAGCGAAGTGATTATTCGCAAGGCTCTCGGCTTCAGCAAGCTGGCGCACATCTCTGCATCTGGCACAACGCTCAACATCCAAACTGGTAATGGCGGCGTTTAATTTTAATCAAAGGATTTGAGACATGATTATTCAACCAGGCCTAACTCAGATAATCACAGATGTGCTGGTTCCCGCTGGTCAATATATCAGCGTTGGCAATGTCGGAAACGACGCCACAATCGTTTCACTGGAGCCGACTGCGCCAGTTAGTTACGAATATTATACACAAATTGCTTCGCTTTCTAACAGCGCACAGACATTTGGCCCTTATCCAGTTGATCGCACTGTGCGTATTACCAGTGGGCTTCAATCGATAGCGCAATACGATGTAGGCGCTCAACCAACGCTGCGTGACTTCCCGCCATTAACAATCGGCAGCGTTGAACCTGTTGGCCTTGTTGAGCCAGCAGCGACATTCATAACGCTCACTTACAATAACAACGCTGGAAATGTTCGTTTAGTCAGTGCTGGCGCTCATGGCTTGACAGCAGCAATTGCGGTAGGCGCAAGCGTCTATGTGACTTGGGCAACGGGCGCAGGCGTTAATGGATTGTATGAAGTTACTGCGCTTGATGCTGATACAACTGGCGTGGCTATTACAATTGACCTCCCTTATGTATTGGGCCTTGGCACACCAACTGTTGCTGTAGCTGACACCGAAGTTACTATAGCATCTGTTACAGTCCCTGGCTGGTCGATGGGCGTTGGCGGCGAGGTAGATATTGATGCTCTGTTCACGTTGACTAACAACGCTACAGTTAAAACCTTGGGAATGACCTATGGCGGGGCTGTTGTTTTGGCTGCTTCTGCGGCGAATAACGCAAGTGCTTCTGTTCAGAAGCAACTTTACAATCGTGGTGGATCGCAAGTTATTGGCAACTCAACAACGGCAATAGGTCATGGCTTATCCACAGGCGCAATTGCGCTTCTGAACGTAGATGCTACACAGAATCAGACATTTGCAATCACTGCAAAGCCAGCGACTGCGAATAACCTCGTGCGGCTTGAAACATTCAAGCTTCATATAGTTTTTTCATAGGAGAATTGAAATGCCAATGGTTGGTGGAAAAAAGTTCAGCTACGACGCTAAGGGTATGGCAATGGCAAAGAAGGCTGCTGCCAAGTCTGGCAAGACCATGACGATGACCAAAGCGAAGAAGAAAAAGAAGTAAAGTGGCGAAAGATTCGCGCCTGACTCGTGCGGGTGTTGCTGGGTATAACAAACCCAAGCGCACCCCAAGTCATCCAAAGAAGTCGCACATCGTTGTTGCCAAAGAAGGCGACAAGATTAAGACTATTCGCTTTGGAGAGCAGGGCGCGAAGACTGCTGGTCAACCGAAGGCTGGCGAATCTGAAGCAATGAAAAAGAAGCGTGCATCATTTAAGGCGCGTCATTCTAAAAACATTGCTAAGGGCAAAATGAGTGCGGCGTTTTGGGCGGATAAGGTGAAGTGGTAACATGGTGCAAATTCCAATCCTTAACGGCATCTACACGGACGGAAGCCCAAATTTCCGCACATCGTATCCTGTCAACTTAATTCCAGTTCCTAAAGAGAATGGAATCAGCAGCGGCTTTTTGCGTCCTGCTGATGGCTTGATTGCTACTGGCACTGGCCCAGGCGTTGATCGCGGCGGCATTAACTGGAACGGCGTTTGCTATCGAGTAATGGGTTCCAATCTTGTCAGCATAAGCTCAAGCGGCGCAATCACAATCCTTGGCGAAGTCGGCAATGATGGCAACTTGGTTACGATGGATTATAGCTTCAATCTGTTAGCTATAGCATCATGCGGAAACCTATTTTACTGGGAGCCTAGCACTGGGCTGCGTCAAGTCACCGATCCTGATTTGGGCGTTGTTCTCGATGTCACTTGGGTTGATGGCTACTTCATGACCACAGACGGAGAGTCGCTCGTTGTAACTGAGCTATCCGATCCGTTCGCAGTCAATCCGCTAAAGTATGGCTCTTCTGAAATAGACCCTGACCCAGTTGTCGCGCTTCTGAAGCTTCGCAATGAGATTTACGCGCTGAACCGATACACCATCGAAGTCTTTGATAACGTCGGCGGCGATCTATTCCCGTTCCAGCGCATTGATGGCGCACAGATTGAAAAGGGCGTTGTCGGCACTCATGCTTGCTGCGTCTACATGGAAACAATCGCATTCTTGGGCAGTGGCTTCAATGAACAGCCTGGTGTTTACTTAGGCGGAAACGCTAAGGCGGATAAGATTAGCACTCAAGAAATTGATATGCTGCTGCTGAACTATACCGAAGCGGAATTGGCAACTGTCAAGCTAGAAGCACGAAACGATAGGGCGCATCAGCATCTTTATATCCACCTTCCAGATCGCACGATTGTATTCGACGCATCAGCAAGCGGTGAGCTTAATGCTCCAGTTTGGTTCACCCTGACAAGCAGCATCACTGGTTTCAGTCAATATCGCGCACGCAATCTGGTATGGTGCTATGACAAATGGTTGGTGGGTGACCCGCTAAACAGCAACATCGGATTCATGACGCAGGACGTTTCCTCGCACTACGGGCAAACTGTGCGCTGGGAGTTTGGCACGACCATTCTTTATAATGAAGGGCGCGGCGCTATTGTGCAGAACCTAGAGCTAGTTGGCTTGACTGGTTCGGTGGCATTTGGCGAAGACCCAACCATTAACACAAGCTATTCGATTGATGGGCAGACTTGGAGCCAGCAAAAGGTCATCCGCGCTGGTTCGCTGGGGCAAAGGGCGAAGCGGCTAGTATGGTTCCAACAGGGCTGGATGCGTAACTGGCGCATTCAAAGGTTCCAAGGTAACAGTGACGCGCATATGTCGTTTGCTCGACTTGAAGCGCAGATAGAGCCGTTGGCGTTCTAATGGCGCAGACTCCTAGACGCCTTGGATTGACACGCGATCAGCTTGCGTCGTTTTTAAGCGACTTTGAGCAAATCAAGCAATTTGAGCTGTTGTTCTCCTCTGTAGATCAGATAAACAACTTCTCGATTGACGAAGTAAGCATTGCAGCAGACAACGCTGGGGCGACTGCGAATGATGCCCTGTCACAGATTAGTTTCATCTCGCAAGAGACTCAGCTTCTTGCATTGGCTCCACCAGACTTGGGCGGCACAGTCACTAGCGTTGGCCTATCGGCAGGGACAACAGGCCTTACAGTGGCTGGGCCTAATCCAATCACCACCAGCGGAACCTTTACCATTGGCGGCACTCTGAATGTTGCTAATGGCGGCACTGGTCAAACTTCATATACTGACGGCCAACTTTTGATCGGCAACAGCACAGGAAATACTCTGACCAAAGCCACGCTGACGGCTGGCACAAATGTAAGCATTACCAATGGCGCAGGTTCTATTACGATCAACGCCACTGACGCATTCACAGGAACAGTTACCAGCGTATCTGTTGTCAGTGCGAATGGTCTTGCTGGAACAGTTGCCAATGCAACGACAACCCCTGCAATCACGCTATCGACCACTGTCACAGGTCTTGTGAAGGGTAACGGCACTGCGCTTTCTGCTGCGTCTGCTGGCACTGATTACGTTGCGCCTGGAGCAATTACCACAAGCGGCTTAACGATGGCTACGGCTCGTTTGCTGGGCCGCACAACGGCAAGCTCTGGCGCGGTGGAGGAAATTACTGTTGGCACTGGCTTGTTGCTGTCTGGCGGCAATTTAAGCAACAGTGCGCCGGATCAGACTGTAACGATAACCGCTGGCACTGGCATTTCTGTTTCAAGCGCATACCCATCGTTCACAATAACGAATACAGCGCCTGACCAAATAGTTTCGCTGACGGGCGCTGGAACAACTGTTGTCACTGGAACATATCCCAGCTTCACGATTACATCGAATGATGCTTTTGTTGGGACTGTCACTAGCGTTTCTGGCACTGGAAGCGTCAATGGTATCACGCTCACTGGCACAGTGACTTCAAGCGGCAACATAACGCTTGGCGGGACACTTGGCGGAATTGCTAACAGCCAACTGACAAACTCGTCCATTACGATTAATGGCTCTGCAATCAGCCTTGGCGGTTCCGTTTCGGTTGGGACTGTTACCAGTGTTGGCGGAACTGGATCGGTAAACGGCATCACTTTGACGGGCACTGTCACATCTACTGGCAGTTTAACGCTCGGAGGCACTCTTTCGGGTGTAAGCCTAACAACGCAAGTCACAGGCACACTTCCTACAGGCAATGGCGGCACAGGCACAGCCACGACTTTCACATCTGGCTCAATCATTTTTGCGGGTGCATCTGGCGTCTATTCGCAGGATAACGCAAACCTCAATTGGGATGATACGAATAACACGCTCGGCGTTGGTCGCACTGCGGCTTCTAACGTCCGTGTTTATTCCAAGGGCGGCACGACTGGCTCCGGCGCGTTCTCTTACTATGGTGAGAACAGCGCGGGGACTGGCTGCTTTGGTATCCGCGACGACGGCGCGTTTTTCTCAGGCGCGGCAACTCTTTCGCCTTACAACCTGACAACTGCGGCAGCGGCTAACCTTGTCGTTGCAGCGGATTATTATCTGTATCGCTCAACTTCTTCGGCGCGTTACAAAAAGAACATCGTTGATTATGATCGCGGGTTGGCTGCGGTTAGAAAACTCCGCGCTGTCTATTACGAAGGTAAAGGCGAGATAGACGCAGGACAGCGATTTGCTGGTTTTGTTGCAGAAGAAGTTTATGATAGTGGCTTCACTGAATTTGTTGTATTGGACAAAGAAGGCAAGCCGGACGCATTGCATTATGGAAATATGGCAGCATTATTTGCGTCTGCTATAGATGAAATTGCACTAAAGCTTGAACGCATTGAAGCTGCATTGGGGATAGAAGATGGCGATAACAGTTAAGGTTCTGATTACTGCTAAAGCGGCAGAGAATAGTCAGACAACGCAATACACTGCGGCTAATTGTCGTGCGATCATCGACAAGTTCACGGCAACCAATACGAGCGGCTCCAATGCCTCTTTGAGCGTCAACATCGTTGCGTCTGGTGGTTCGGTTGCAAGCTCTAACTTGATTGTTGACACCCGCACTCTTGCGCCAGATGAAACTTACACGTTCCCTGAATTGGTAGGACAGGTGCTTGATAACAATGCGTTCATTTCTACTATTGCCAGCGCATCCAGTGCATTAACAATCCGCGCATCTGGTCGGGAGATTACGTCATGAAGAAGCCAATGATTATGATTGAAGGTTTTGCGGGTCTGCGTGAAAGCGAACCATTCATCACCACCGCTGAGAACAAAAAGAACACCAAGCTCGTGATCGATGATTGGATGCTTGGCCCTGAGAATCCCAGCAACGAACGTGGCGCTAATCCTGAATACTGGATTGCTCTTGGCAAAGCCATGCAAGTGGATGAGGCTGAAGCTCGTCGCCGCCGCTGCTCGAACTGCGAGTATTACGACAACAGCACCATGACGCAAGCCAAGATGGATAAGATTCCCTGGAACGAATGGGATGTTGACGCTGGATTCCGTGGCTATTGCCACAAGTTCGAGTTCATCTGTCACGATCTTCGCTCTTGTCAAGCGCATGAAGAACGAGAGTTTGAATTTGAAGATTGATTGTGATATGGTTTTGCCACAGAGCATTAAGAGCAGCCTGTGGCTCTCCATTTTAAGAGATTAAAATGACAAATGATAATGCCCATCCCGCAACAGACTTGACTTCTCATGGAAGGGTTGTTCTGCCCGTCATTCGTCATGCGACCATTGAGGATGCTGAACAGATTGCAGTGCTTGGCGCGATATTTCATGAAGAAGCGTTCTGGGATGACATTCTGGATTACGACATCGATGATTGCATCGTTTCTCTAGAAGGCTTTATCGGTCAGCCTAATTTCATTTGCATGGTTGCTGATGTCGGCGGAAGATTTGTTTCATTTGGTTCGCTTGTTCTAAGCCCAGTATATTTCAATCATTCGCATATCTCTTGCGAGGAACTGTTCTGGTGGGCCGATCCTGAATCTAACTATCCTGGCATTGGCATGAAATTGAAAAAGCAGATGGAGGAAGAAGCCAAAAATCGCGGCGCTCTTTCGATCCAAATGAAATCGATTGACGCATTGAATGGCGACAGGATGGCAAATCTTTATATCCGCAATGGATACAGACGAAGCGAACACTCATTTATAAAGAGGCTGGTTTAACATGGCTATTGGAACAGCGGCAGCAATCGCCCTTGGCGTTGGCGCACTTGGCAGTGCGGGTATTGGTGCAGCATCAGCAAGTAAGGCTGGTAAGATACAAGCACGCGCTGCTGAAGCAGGAACAGCAGAGCAACGAGCGGCGCGTGAAGAAATGCGCCGTTTGCTTCAGCCTTATGTTGCCGCTGGTGGCCCAGCATTAGAGGCTCAGATGGCGTCACTAGGTCTTGCTGGCCCAGAGGCTCAACAAGCGTTTGTGGCTCAACAAGAGCAAAGCCCAGCATTTCAGGCACTCGCACGACAGCAGGAAGAAGCTATCCTACAGAACGCATCGGCAACTGGTGGCCTTCGTGGCGGCAATGTTCAAGGTGCATTGGCTCAGTTTCGCCCTGCATTGCTGAATCAGTTCCTAACGCAGCAATATGATCGGTTGGGTGGATTGACGGCACTTGGTCAGCAATCGGCTGCTGGCGTTGGAACTGCTGGTATGCAATCGGCTAACGCTATTTCTGGTCTATTGGGTGAAGCTGGCGCTGCAAGGGCTGGCGCTGCATTGGGTGTTGGTCAAGCTCTAAGTGGGCCATTCAATCTAGCATCAACAATCGGCGGTATGGCTGCTGCTAAAAAAATGGGTATTCCCATCCGTCAACCTACAGGACTATGATAAAATGGTGCAACCTTTCGATTACACACTGAAAACACCATCCACCACAGAATCATTTCTGGCGGGTCTTCAGTCGTATCAAAATCAGCAAAAGGCAATGGCTGCACAGGCTGCGGCTGAAGCTTCTGCGCGAGTTGATCAAAACAAAATTGATGAGGCAAATAGATTTAGAGAACGCGCAAAAGTGGTAGCTAAAGACCCGTCTGCTGCAAATCTATCTGCATTATACGCTGATTTTCGAACATTTGGTGTAGACATTGATCGATTCGCTAAAAGCTTGAGTGAGAACGACAAGCGCACATTTGGAACAATTTTCCAAGACGCTATCATTGCCAAAAGAAATGGTCGGCCTCCTGAAGAAATTGCAGCAATTTATGCAAAAGGCGCGGATGCTGCAAAAACTTCAAATCGTCCAGATATGGTGGAAAAGTTTAGCGTTGCTAAAGATATAGCAATGAACCCAAATATGAATGATGATTTTACTGCTCGTTCATATTTGTTCCGAATCGATCCAGACGCTTATGAGATGATTCAAGAAAGTGAAGTCAAACTGGATACGGCTACGATTAAAGAACTTGAGGCTGAAGGGTTTGTTCGAGGAACTCCAGAATTTAGAGAGGCTCTAAGAAGGGAGCGCACAAAGGTTTCTACAACACTTCCAGGCGGTGGTTTTTATAGCGGAACTGAAGAAGGATTGGCTCTAATTTTAGGTGGTCAGCCAGCACCTACTGCTGTGCAAAAGGGGCCACCGCGTCGGCCTACTACCAAAGAAGAATACGAAAAGTTGCCGCCTGGTGCGTTCTATATTGATCCAGATGGCGTAACCCGTCAAAAACCAGGAGGTCAGACGGCTACTCCGTCTGGTAACTTTCAGGGGCAGTGATATTAATCCAATAAAGGATTTGGGTGCATTGGGTTTTGTTCCGACAAGTGGCTTTAGAACCCAAAAGCATCAAGATGCATTAAGGGCGCAGGGCTTGACAGAAACAAAGACAGGTTCGCACCCTATTGGTGACGCAATGGATTTTATGCCTCCAAAGGGCATGAAAATTTCTGAAGCAATGGCTTTGGTAAAACGAACATACCCAGGAACTCGCGTTTCTGCTAGTAACAAAGGTGCAATTCACATAACCTTCCCAGGCTGGGGTAAAGCTCCTGACGTAAGTGGTTCTCGCAAAAGATATGGTGGTTAATTATGGCTGTTGAAGAAAAATGGTGGAAAGGTGACGCCGTTGTCGCAAATCCCAACAAGGTGCAGCAAGTGGACGGCGGCGTCTACGTGCCTCCAACAAGAACGCCAGAACAGAAACGGGAAGAGCAACGAGAAGACATACGCCTTGGAATCTCTCAACAGACCGCTGATATTGCTGCGCGTGGCGAAGGTCGTGCCATTGAATCAACGGCGCAATCTAAGTTTGAATCTCTTTTCTCAAAGTATGGGACTGACCCTGCTGTAGTTAAATATCAAAAGGTTCTGCCTATATTTGATACTATGGTGACGATTGCTAGCCGCGCTAACCCAAGCAAAGCTGATGACAATTTCTTAATTACATTAGGCAGTAAAATCAAAGACCCTAGCACTGGCGTGTTGGGTGGAGAGTTTGAAGCAACCAAGGATATTCAAACTTCTATTGATAGAACCATAACTGATTTGAAGGGTGTATATGATCCAGAATCTGGATTTGTATCTCCACAAGCTCGTCGCCAGTTTCTTATTGCAACAAGAGATTTGGTTGCGTCTGACAGACGCGCATATGACTTTGCTCGTAATCGGTTTAAGCAACTTGCTATAGACCCGACTTACAATGTTAATCCAGACGCTGTTATCGGTGAAGATTTTGCTAACGCTTACAAAGACAGAATAAAAGAAAATTTCTTAAAGGTCATGGGAGCTGGCTCTGAGGCCGCTGATAAAGGTATCATTGACCTAAAGGTTGCTGAAGGCGATAGATTCGCAACGGACAAAGATATTGAGAACGCCAGCATTCTTCAGGGTATGTGGCAAAGCGGCAAATCCATTGATGAGCTTAACGCAAAATCAATCGAGTTAACTGGCGGTTCTCCACTGGCAGAATCGACTATTAATGCTTTAAGAAACGACCCTAAGCGTCAGATTAGATGGACTCCTGCTCGTTCTGGCATTCGTGAAGGCTCCGCTTCTCAGATCGGCGCTGGTGAGGCTGCGGCTGCTGCTGCTGTTCGTGGATTCACTAGCAACCTTGGGGAAGAAATTCTTTCGATATTTTCTCCAGAAACTGCGTCAAAACTTCAGGCCGCTGGTGAAGCTGGTATGGAGCAATACCCGATAATATCGGCGCTTACTGAAATACCAAGCAGTCTTGTTTCTCCAGTCAACAAACTTACTAAGTTTCTGCCTGGTGGCCCAGTAGTGCAGGACATTGTTGAAGGCGCTATTTATGGCGGCGGCGAAGGTAGGCTTGATGCTAGTGCTTTAGAACGTGCTAAAACTGCTGCTAGTGGTGGTTTCTTGCAAAGCACATTCGGCGCTGCTGGCAGACGCTTTCTTCCAGGCGGAGCAACCCCTGAAGGCGCTGGCATACCTGAAGGTGAGTTCGTTAATGTCACGGGCGAAATTCCTACTGGCATGGTTCCTGATATTGGTATGGGCGGACAGGCGGCTCCATCTCCAACTACACTAGATATTCCAACTGGTGCTCCTGCTGGTGCGCCTAGTGGCATGGCTACACCTAGTGCGGGAATGGCTCCATCTGCTGGTATGGCTCCTTCAATCGCTGGTGAAGCGGTAGAAGATGTAACAGCTCAGATTGGCAGCGACGAAATGATTAATTTGGCTCAGAAGGCTGTAAGCCGTGGGCCTGGATCTTCAAAAGCACGCGCTCAGTTGGCTGAACTGGCAAAAACAAATCCAGAGGCAAAGGCTGCTGCTGATCGCCTTGGCCTTGAACTGCCAGTTGATGTTCTTAGTGATAATGCACAATTGAAGGAAGTAGTTGGCTTAACACGCGCTCAAATCGGTTCTGAAGCTAAACAGGTTTGGAATGAAACTGTGCAAGCTGCATCTGATCGCGCTCATGCGGCTATGGATGAACTTGATGCGGTTACCGATATTTCTCAAGTCTCGGCAGACGTATTTAATCGGTTGGACAATGCTCAAAGTAGCCTTGGGCGTCAGGCAAGCGACCTTCGCCAAGAGGTAACTAATGCTGTAGATGTTCGTGGTCGCGTGGATGCAACTGGAATAAAATCATGGCTACAAACGCGAATTGATGATCTTGGTGGTGGCAAGGAAGGAATTGCAGCTCTTTCTCCTGAAGAAAAGCGTCTTTGGGGAATTGTCTCCAAGGGACAGCCTACTTATGCCCTGCTAAACGAACAGCGCGATTTAATCGGACAGGCTCTCGAAAAGGGGACTGGCCCTTGGTCAAATACCAACATGAAACGCCTCAAGGACATCTATGGTTCTTTGGCTGATGACCAAATCAATTTCATCGAGGCAAGCGCAGGAAAGGAAATTGCTGACAAGCAACGTGCGGCAAATACTCTGTTTAAGCAGATGTATGAAGGCCGCGAACAGATGGAACGTATCTTCACCAAGAACCTATCTGGAAGCCTTGCTCCACTCATGCAGCGTGCAATTACGCAAGGAACAAAGGGTAATGTTCAAACACTCAAAACCTTAGTCAATATTATCCCAGAAGATATGCGCGGCAAGGTGCTGACATCTGCTCTGTTTAAGGCAGCGAAGGCAACTGATGAGACATTTAGTTTCACGAACTTTGCTAACATCTATCGAGATCTCCGCGCTAATGGTGAAGTATATAAGGAGTTGGCGAAGGCTGTTGGCCCAGAAGGTGATAAGCTTCTGACTGATCTATATGCTGTGTCGCGCCGTCTAAGCGATGCTGATAAAGCTATTTCTCGCACTGGCGCTTCAACGCAATTACAACTTCTTAATTCAGAGAGACTTCTGAGCCGAATCCTTATGGCATCTGGTGGCGCTGCTGGCGCTGCTATGATCGGCAACGTGCTTGGTGGCCCTGTCATGGCTGTCGCAGGAGCTGGCTTGGCTGCTGCTGCTCCTGAGATTGCACAGCGGTATGGCAAGACCAATGCCCAGAAGTTGCATAATCTGATAAGTAGTGAACCATTCCGCGATTTAACAGTAAGCGCAGCAACTGGCGATGCGCTTGAGCGCAACATTAATCGAGTGGCTGGTAGCAAGCAGTTCCGCGATTACGCAAAGATGGTTGGTATTGACATGAAAGATGCCCGTAATTGGCTAAACTCTGCAATATCGAAGGGCGCAACGATTGTTGGAACTGAAGTGATTGGCGCAAATCCAGAAGCTCCTCCAACTGTGGAAATGCCGCAATGACCTTTCGCAGCAACATAATTTCATCTATACACTCAATGACGCAAGGGGTTTCGCAATGACTGCTCTCTCTGTTCAGGTTCCATTCCCCGTATTTACGGACGCAGATGGACAGCCTCTTGACAATGGCTCCGTCTATATCGGCACTGCTAACACGGATGCCGTGACGAACCCTATCTCCGTTTATTGGGATGAGGCGCTGACAATCCCTGCTGCACAGCCTATCAAGACAACTGGCGGCTATCTCTACTATCAGGGAACGCCAACTAACGTCTACGTCAATGCGGATGACTTCTCGATCACTGTGCAGGATAGCAAGGGCAATCTGGTTTACTCTGCGCCTGAAGTGATTGGCGCTGCTGGCCTTCGCGCTGACCTTGCTGCATCAAGCGGCTCGTCCTTGGTTGGTTACATACAGTCAGGAACGGGCGCTGCGGCCCAGACAGTGCAATCCGCTTTACGTCGGACTATTACACCGCAAGACTTCGGTGCGATTGGCAATGGTGTTGCTGATGACACCACCGCCTTCCAGAACGCGGTAAACGAAGCGCAAACTAAAAACTTGACGCTTTACCTTCCAGGCGCGTTTAAGATTGGCGCAATCACAGTCACTGGCAACTTGCATTTGCTGGGCGCAGGATCGCAGACAACAATTACCGCCAAATCTGGCAACTATGATATGTTCACGATCAGCGGTTCTGATGTCACGATTGAGAATCTTTACATCGATGACACCGCGAAAACTGGTGGCTGGGACTTTACCATCGCTTGCGGCACATCGACGCTTGAGCGTTTGAACTTCACCAACATCAATTCGTTCTACAGCTTCGGCTTCATGCGTGACACTGGAACCACTGGCGTTCACGTTACGACTCGCGTTACAGAATGCCAAGCTCGTGGGCATCGCGGCTATGGCATTTACTTCACCCGTCCGTTCGCCTTTATCTTCTTGACGCAAGTCTCAATTGATTATGTTGGCATGGGCGCAGCAGCTAACTGGACTGGCTTCTATTTCAATCCAGCAGGGATCGGCGGCGGCGCTGGTGGCCTAGTCATGGACGATTGCGACGTTCTTGGCACGATGGGCGTATTCTACAATGCGAATCAGCGTGGCTATGACATCCGCAACACGGCTGCTGTCTGGATGAAGCAGTGCCGTGCGGACACTGTGGGCGAGATTGGCTTTGTCTTTGAAGCCATCACTGGTCTGCATCTTGTCGGCACGACTGCTGGCCTATGCGGAAGTCACGGCTATTTCTTGACCACTGTCATCAACTCTAGCTTTGTTGGCATTGAAGGCTTTGGTCGCAACTATCTGGCTGGCGCTCCTGCTGGTGCAGATGGCATCCGTATCGTATCTGGTTGCGGCGACATCGTAATGACGGGCGGCTATATGCGCGACTTCACTGGCAACGGCATCTATAAGATTGCTGCTCAGGCTGGCCCTATTAACATCGGAACCATGCAGCTAATCGCCAATACATTGCGCGGCGTTGCATCGACTGGAAACAGTCCTGTGCTTCTGACTGGCGTTCAATTCCGTGGAAATGGAACTGGCAACTACAGCCTTGGTGGTAACTCTGATTACCTCCAAGTTTCGCAACTCGACGCAACAACTGTGGTCAGCGTTGGCCCTGGCCCTGTTACTGGATAATCACATGGGAACTATCGACGAAACTCAAGCGCAACTCAACACGCACGAAGAAGTTTGCGCGTTTCGCTATGACAGCATTTGCGCTCGGTTGAAGCGTCTTGAAAGCATCGGCATCGGCGCTTGCGGAACCATCATAATCTTGCTGGTCGGCATATTGCTAAACCTAGTGCAAAAGGGCGCTGCGTGAAGTCTGCGCGTCCGCCTTGGTTAAAGATTGCCTATAGTTTTTTGGGCTTGCGCGAGGTTGTCGGGCCTAAGCACAACAAGGTGATCCTCGGCTGGCTTGAAAAACTAAATGCATGGTGGCGCAATGATGAAACGCCTTGGTGCGGAGTATTCGTGGCGCACTGCATCAAAGAAGCGGGATTGCCTTTCCCAAAGTTTTATATGCGTGCAAAAGCTTGGGCTGATTATGGCTCATTGCTGCGCCGCGATAGACTTGCTCTTGGCGCTATCCTTGTCTTTGATCGCGCTGGCGGTGGTCACGTTGGATTCTACGTTGGCGAAGATGCTGGTCATTACTTTGTTCTTGGTGGAAACCAAGGCAACGCTGTTAGCGTGATGAAGCTCGGTAAGTCTCGGCTTATTGCATCGCGCTGGCCAAAGGGTGAGCCTGTTGTGGGCAATCCAGTATATTTGAATGGTGGAACTGTTTCCACCAATGAAGCATAAGGAAAAATGATATGAAAAAAGAACAATTATTCGGACTCGTTCGCACAATCGCTGCTGCTGGCTTCGGCTATCTGGCAGGAAAAGGCTTTATTGATGGCGCAACTGTTGACTTGTTGGCTGGCGCTGTAGCGACTCTTGGCGTTGCTATCTGGTCTTTTGTCAGCAAGCAACCTTTGGCTGAAGCAGCAGAGTAATGAAGTTCCTGACGTCCTTGTTGGCTTTAATCGAGAGGTTCTTTGCCTATCTCGATAAGGCGCGTTGGAAGCAGCAAGGGCGTCAGGAAACGATCAAGGAAATGAACGATGCCATCAATAGGCAAATTGCACTTGGCGAAGCTGCCGTTGTTATTCCTGATCCTGAGCGCGACGAGCGGTTGCGTAACAGATTTGACCGAAGTCGCTCCAGCAAATAGCTATTGCACCATTGCGAAACCCATCACCTATGATGCAACGCAAGACACGCCTGAAACTGTGGCAGAAATAGAGCTACATAACAGCGTTTTTGTTTGCTTGTGCGAGGATGATTGTCCGAAAGGCAAGTAAATGCCATCGACCATAACCATCGACGAGGAACTGTATAAATACTGCACTCCTCGGCAGAAACAGGTTCTTGAAGCTATAGAACGCCTTGGCAGTGCTAGGGCCGCATCCGCTGAATTGGGAATGAACATAGGAGGCGCAAGCGAGACCTATGTGGCTGTGAAGCGCAAGGCTGCAAAGTTCGGTTATGCGCCAGAGCATGACTTCACTCGCCCCGTGCCTGATGGCTTTGTCGCCAAGGGCGTCAGCACTTACTACAACGCCGAAGGCAAACCATCTGGGCAATGGGTAAAAGCATCACTTAGCCATCAGGCTCTCGTGGACGCCATGAGAGAGGCAATCGATGGCTTTAAGGACGAGATACCGCCAGCGGTATCAGTCGTGGCCCCAGCGGCTTCTGACGAGCATCTGTGCAACCTCTACACATTCACCGACTATCACCTTGGCATGTTGGCGTGGCATAAGGAGGGTGGTTCTGACTGGAATATTTCCATTGCAGAGAAAACTATTCTCGCTGCGCTGATACAGATGGTCAATCAAAGCCCAAATGCACACACAGCGGTGCTCAACATCCAAGGCGATTTCTTGCATACGGACGGCAAGACGCCTGTAACACCAGCATCAAAGCACGTTCTGGATGCTGACAGCCGCTTCCCTAAGATACGCCGCTCCGCAATCCGAATCATCCGATCATTAGTGGCGATCTGCTTGCAACGCCATCAAGAGGTGCATTTGATTATCGCTGAGGGCAACCACGACGAGGAAAGCGCCGGATGGCTGTCCGACCTGTTTTCTGTGCATTACGAAGAAGAGCCTCGCGTCACTGTCAGCGACAGCGTGCTACCCTTCTATGTCTTTGAATGGGGCAATACGATGCTGGGCATCCATCACGGGCATAAGGTGAAAAACGAGAGCCTACCGCTTTTGTTTGCGGCACAATTCCCGCAGGAATGGGGCAGGACTAATCGTCGTGAGATACATTGCGGACACCGACATCACCGCGACGAAAAAGAATATAACGGCGTAACTGTTGTTCAGCATCCAACATTAGCGGCGCGTGATGCCTATGCTGCGCGTGGAGGCTGGATTGCTGATCGAGCGGCTTGGGCTATTACATACCATAAGAAGTATGGCGCTGTTGGTCGCGTTATGATAACGACTGAGATGTTAGAAGCTTTCTAATCCTCCCCGTCATCGCTGCGGCGGTGACCCCCGCCACTTTCGGGTGGCGGGATTTTACTCAACGAAGCGCAAACCAAATGTCCGCAAGGTATCTTGCCCGTTCTCAAAATCCTTTTTTTCATACAATGGGCCACCACAACATTCTGGATCGCTACATGAATTGTCGCCCAAATAGCCAAGCATATCAATGCAAGCATTATAAAGCCCATATAATTGATCGATATTAATATCCCGCCATTCGTCTGTCATTGCCCCTTCTCCCGTATCTCAAAGCCAAGGTCGTCCAGTGCGGCGCGGATGTGGTGAGCATAGCTTTCTGTTGTTGGGCCAGCGCGTCCGTCTTTCAGTGCGTCCAACACCTCCACCAGCGGGTCAGGCTGGGGTTTGTGGATGATGAAGCGGTGCAGTCTTGTATCCAACTCAACTCCACTGAAGTAACATACCACCGCGTTGCTCACCTCTTGTCGGAAGTCGTGCAGCTTCTGCTCGGTGGCTTCGCAGTTGGGGCAGTGTTGGGTCTTAACCATTGCCTGCCCCTCAAGCCCACGCCGGATGCCCTGCTCAACGAGGCGCATCCAGACTGTGTGATCGTAATAACCAACTAGGTAACGCGTCCCGTCATCGTTGTCCTGCTTCTGCGCTTGCTCGGCACAGATTTCCCGTGCGGCCAGTGTGATTTGTTCTTCTGTCATTTGCTTATGCCAATCTAGTTATGAATGTTACGCCTTCCACAGTGCGGCACTTAAATGCCTTGCCGTTGCGGATGCCATATTGCGACACGTTGCGGCTGGTGCGCTTTGGATCGCCTTTATTCTCGGCTGGCATGGTGGCGACTTCGCCAACTTCCAGCGTCCCCATAGGGTAAATCATTGGACGGCTCATGACCACCAATCCTCTTCCATCTCTTTGCGCTCTTCCTCTGTAATGTCAGGCGCGGTTGCAATGAGATATGCGGTCAATATCCAGACCGATATGACCAACAGGAAAAGCCAATTATCTGCGGTCATTTGCCTTGTTCCTTTTCACGTTCTGCGCGGCGTTCGGCAAAGGTCTTGCCATCTGCACCGCGCAAAGGCCATGCGCTGTCCGATGATACTCTGTGGCTCTTACCCATAGGGGCTGCTTGTGCTGGCTTAATCATGACCATTCGGGCCTTTCTGTTAGCAGCATATAGATTAACGCTGTCAGCCATATGGTGAATAGAAAAACCTTAGCTTTTGTTGTTGCGCTCATTTCGTCAATCCCCGTGTCGTGTAAAAGTCATAGCGGCCACCATCGTAATCATCATCAACATCTACGTCAGGTTGCAGCCCTTCATTTTTTATGCGCTCCATAATGAGTTCAGTTACGCCCTTGTAAAATTCAATGCGCTCTTCAACTGTAAGGATTTTTCTCATACTGCTATTCCTTAATGGCGGGGCGTTGCCCCTATTGCTGATGCCCTCTTATAAAAAGAGCTTTTTTATGTGTAAAGCACTTTTTTCATATTATGCAAAAATAATGGCGGGAAGCGTATTGCCACCCGCCACCTAGCTTAGGATAACGTAGGTTGTAAGCAGAGCTGCCATTTGTATTTTCTGACAACTGCCTTCAAGCTTTCCTGTGTCAGCGTATGATGCCCAGCCTTTAACTGCGCTTTCAACAATGCTGCCGATCCCTCCGCAATCGCTTGGTTGTTTTGCCTATAGCGGTGTTCCAGATATTCAGATGGTGGCGGAATATTCCTGGAGCGCGTTGGCAATTCTGGCCGCGATTTAGTCTGCATTGCTATCACCTAAAAAGGAACAGAATCGTCTAAGTCATCATCAAACGTAGTATGCTGGCTTGATGGATTAGATTGAATTGCGTTGCTGCAAGCTTCTGATCGCGGAGCTGTATCAATGCTGCCAACCCGCACATTGAATTGCGGCTTGCCTTCGTATTCGTCATGCGTCAGTTCGCCAGAGACAAACACCTTAGTGCCTTTCTTGAGACTGCCAGCAAATGCTTCTGCTGCCTTGCCCCATAAACTGCACCGATACCAAACAGTTGTGGCCCCTCCACCATAGCCATTTTTAACACCTACGCTAAAGCCCAGAACCTTGCTATCGCGGGTGTCGCGCAACTCTGCATCTTTGCCTACGTTTCCTGATATTGTGATATTTTGCATGATGGTTCCTTTCAAAGACCAAGGGCTGTCATATATGTGTCGAGCACCGCTTGATATTCTTGGCGCTCATCTGATTCCATTGCACGAAGGCGGATTACTGCACGAATGATTTTGGTGTCATATCCGTGCGCCTTGGCTTCGTTGTAGACATCGCGGATGTCCTCTTGAACACCTTTCTTTTCTTCGTTCATGCGCTCGATGCGCTCAATCAAAAGGCGTAGCTGTTCGCTATGTGGTTCACTCATAATTTTCACTCCATTTCACGTTATGTTGCGCCCCATACGCATAGATAAACTCAATCAAATCTGACATCTGAGGCTTGGTTAATTTTGATGTTTTGAATCCTATTGGAAACGGCTGATCGTTAAGGCCAATTGTGAACATCACTTCATGCCCCAATGCTGCCATGAAAATACATTTCCAAACTTCTGGTATGTGCCGCCTTTCCTCTGGCGCTGCTCGACTAATGTCTGACAGCATGGCCCACATCTTTGCATTCTGGTCATCTGAGCGTTTGGCTTGGCTGATCTTAACAACTGCATCCTGTGGAGCCTTGTCGATAAGCTGGTGAGCCAATCGCCTTTGATATTCACCGCGAAGCCAAACTGTTTGCGTCATTGGCCTTGAGCCTCTTTAATCTCACGCGCCTTTGGGCTGGCTTTGCAGAATGCTTCAATCAAAGCTTCTACATCGATGCCTTTCCAAAACGTCTGCTCCCCGACTGTATGCTGCTCATTATGATGTTGACGGCATAATGGAACTACTCGCCAATCGTCTGGCTTCTGCCCCATCCCTGCACCGCTGCCAAGTCTTACATGAGCGCATTCGATTGGCATATCCTGGCAACCATTGATGCTGCAATGGAACGATCGAATAAAGTTTAGGTGGCCTTGCGATCGCCAGCGCGATGAACGCTTTGGCTTCTTGGCAATGCGACTAGGCAACATTAGATTTTCCAAATCCTGACATAGCCATTCATTTGGCGGCTGGTATATTGAAAGTCTGGATTATGTTTGGCGCGATAACCACAGGCGGCGCTAGTCACTAAGTTTTGGCACTGAATAAGAGTTGGGCTTCCAACATCGTCAGGCCATACCGCGAAGCTATCTCCAGTTTTCATATTCTCAAAAGGAAAATCTGGCCTATCGCTGTGCCTTTTAGCAAGGCTTTTGTCACGAACGATTGGCACATCTGATTCAATTTTAAACATTGGTCATTCTCCTAATTTTGACAACGCTTTTACGTCTTCGTCAACTTCTGCAAGAAATGCAGCGACCTCTGTTTCCAAAATCGCTAACATATCGTTGTCGCGCTGCACCCGCTGAATGTAAAGCATTAGATGATCTGGCATTCGCGGATCGAAGCTCACGAAGTCGCACCATTGCCTATCAGCGCAAGCCATCTGCCATTGCATCTGAAGCAAATACTTATGGGCAACCTGATTGCTTTTCAGCGTTTCAATATGCGTGGCAGAATTAGGGCACTTAATCTCAATGCATCCATCGTCGCCCACAAGCCCGTCAGGGCTGGCGTGAGTGCCGATAATGGTTGGATGCTTATATAGGCCCACCTCAGTCACTTCATGGCCTGTCATGAAGCTATAGGCGATTCTGGCTTCTTCTTCTTTTTCTACTCCCCAGACCATAGCCGCACTGGAGAATCCCTCCTCCTGCTGGCCTGTGAGCCTTTCGACTACAAGCTTGGCGCGAAGGTTGGCGCGTGACGCTCCCCAGCCAGATTTGGTCTTGGCTAGGGCGTCTGCCAGTTGGGAAGCGCCAAGGCTCCCACAACGTGCCGCATACCATTCAGGGCTGCGTTGGATAATAGCTGCGTCTGTCATGCCAGCTTCTTTTCTAATGCAGCCTTAACCGCATCGAAGCGGCTTTCCTGCAATTCCTTGAGTGCGCTGATTTTGTAATGCTTGCAGAGCAAAGCCATGTCTGTTTTTGTAATGTGAACCAGATCCACTAATACCTCAAACTGTTCGTCGCTAATAAACTTTTCGCGTGGTGCTGGTTCACTCTTGCCTGTGGTAGCATCCAAAGCATCATGCTCGACAATGCAAAGGGCTGCTGTCCAGAGATAGCGGGTGGAATATGTCTCGCAAGCGCCAATGTTCTGAATTTCGTGACAGCCTTTAAGATTGGCTGATCCCATTGGGCTGTGGATGATAACCATCGAGCCATCTTCAACATCGACGATATGCATAGATGCTGTCGTTTCGGAAAAGCTAATAACCGCGCACAATCCGACATCGTTAAATATGCGAAGGGCTGGAATCACAAAGTCGGAAAGCTCGAAGTATTTGTAACCAGCAAACGTGTTGTGGCCTGACTTTTTGAGCGGTAATGCGTGGAAGGCAATCCGCGCTTCGTTAAGTTTTTTATGCACTGGCATTGTGGTATCTCCTTTTATTTGCCAAAGCCCTTGTAACTAATTTGCAGAAGATTAAAAGCGTTTTTTACAAACAACCAAAAGAAAGTTGAATATGACCCAGGTAGAGAATGAAATTGCGAACTTTTTCAGCTACGCAAAGACGCATAAAATCAGGGCTTGCAAGATAGCGATTGAGGCTGGCATCACCCGTGTCACGCTATCGAACTGGAAAAGCGGACGCACTGAACCGCAGCTAGGCGCATGGCTTGCAGCCAATGACGCACTGGATCGCCTAGTATCTCAAAAGGTTGACTGGTGAGGCGCTTCGGCAAATACCGAGCCGTTAAAGCAAACTGCAACGCTGGGCATACACATGACAGCAAGCGGGAGGCTATCAGGTGCAACGAACTGCACGCATTGCAAGCGGCTGGTGCGATCAGCGAATTGAAAGTGCATCCGCAATACTGGTTCGTTATCAATGGTCGCCAGCTAAAGCACGCTAATGGTAGGCGCGTTGGCTATAAATCGGATTTTGAATATACCGAATGCGGTATCAAAATCACAGAAGATGTGAAGGGCGTAATTGTCAGGGATTGGCCTTTACGCCGCGCTGTCTTTATCGCGCTGTTCCCCGATCACACATTGCGGGAAACCAAATAAAAAAATGGGTGACCGAAGCCACCCAGTGTGTTTGGTAAGGAGGAACCAATCCGCGCCAGATACGCTAAAACAGGGCATCGGTCAACGCTGCCACAAAAACGCTTTTACAAATGCTTGTTTTGAGTTATAAGAAGGGGCTGGAGAGCGAAGTGAAGAACGCTCGATCCAGCCCCACACGCGAAGGAGGTTCGCATGAAACGTAAAACACTTACTATTTCCACGCCTATAAAACAAGGTGTTTCTATTGATACGCAGATCGAAAGGATTTGCGTAAACTGTCGTTTTTACGACTGGGTGTGTAGAAAACGTTCTCCATATAGAGATTTTGAAACAGGGCGTGCCGTTTGGCCTAAGGTCGATCCTGAAGATTGGTGCGGAGATTTTAAGCGTCTTCCTGCCGTTCCAGTTGAAGGCTTTATGTCGTGAGTGGCCTGCAGTGGTTCCGACTATATCACCGAATAGTTGATGACGAAAAGCTGCGCTTGTTGGCTTTTGAAGATCGCTGGCACTTTGTTGCCTTATGCTGCCTAAAGGCTGATGGCCTTCTGGATACGCCAAATGACAATCTGAGATTGCGAAAAATTGCTGTCAAGTTGGGCGTGCAGTTGCGTGAATTAGATGAGATTGGAAGGCGCTTGCAGGAGGTCAATCTGGTTGATGAAAACCTGTCACCAGTTGCTTGGGATGAACTGCAATACAAAAGCGATAACAGCACAAGCCGTGTAAAAAAATACAGGGAAAAGCAGCAGCATAACGCTATGAAACGGGAACGAAACGTTTCAGTAACGGGCCAAGAGACAGATACAGATACAGATACAGAAGTTAATACTAACGTATTAACAACAAAACGCAGGAGCGTTTCAGCTTCTAAGCCTGATGGATTTTGTGACCAACTTTGGAAGGATTGGAAGAATCATAGGAAGGCAGCTTTCACTGAAACGGCATTGAAAGGCATTGAGCGTGAAGCTGCGTTGGCAGGATGGACATTAGAGGCCGCAATCACTGAAGCCATTGAACGAGGGTGGCAGGGATTCAAAGCAACATGGGTAGATGGAAAGAAAAATGGCGCAACAAATCGGACAACTAATCAACGTGGAAACGAAAACGGATTTGCCGCAGCACTTCGATACGTTGCGGATGGACACCCTGATGAGCCGTTCTGATCTTACAATAGCAGAGTGCGACGAGCTTAGGTCTCTTGCCCTAGCGATGCCAGTCGAGAATGTTCCAGTGGAAACCCGTGAACTTGCCAAGCAACTGCAATTCATTGAGGCAACCTTGCCAAGCAAGAACACCGACGAGCAAAGCGGACAGATGCGAACAGCAGTCTATGCCAGGATTCTTGGCGGCTACACGAAAGAAGCTCTTAGCTACATGACTGAGCGTGTCTGCAAGGAACTGGATTGGTTTCCAACGCCGCGCCAGTGCTTAGAGATATTGGAGCGATATACTCCGCCAAGCACAAAAAAGGAAAAGGCTCTGAAGATTTGCGCGAACCACACGCAAGCAAGGTTTGATGAATTTATAATGTCGCTGCGATGCAATGAGCCTGTTGAACTAAAAGACAAGCCAGAGCGTTGGTTGCGTATTGCTGAAACACAGGGATACCTTCGCTTCACTGACGGGGAATATACAATCAGGTGATTAAGAGCGCAGCCACAGACCTAATGTGCGATCTGATCCGATACCAAGCTGGAAAGCTTACGATGGATGACATACGCAAGCACTGGGCCAAAGGGCGCTATGTAGGCGCTCCTGAAGCCTGGGCGCTTGAAGCTATCGCGCACGCAAAACAGCAGAAAAATTAAGAAAGATGATTGCGATAAGTTTTGCTTTGGTTTAACGATTATTTGTTACTTCGCTGCCAAGCTTTGTGACGCTCTTGGGGCTGGACTGCGGTGCAACGCATCCAGCAAATATAAATAAAGGCTGGGCTGCGCTGCAACGCTCCCAGCTTTTTTTTGCATATCGCACAATAATTGAAAAAAGTGCTTTACACAATAAATTGGCATTCATATAAGAGGGCATCAACGAAAAACAGCGCAAGGGCAATTCCGCCCATCCATAAGGAGGTCGCTATGTTTTCTTCTTCTCTTTCTTCTGCTTTTGAAGCAGCCACTCCAGCAGCTTGCAAGGCTTTGCTTGCTGAAGGCATCAACTTCACAGTTGCTATCGAGAATGATCGTGGCGAATGGTTCCTGCTTCATGCAGAAAATGTGGCTCACGCCATGAACCTTGCCCATAATTGGGTTGATGTAATGAATGCGCGTGGCGCATCTATCTGGCGCATCTTTGATGATGGCATTGCACCCAAAAAGTGCGGTATGGTTCAGCCACAAATGGAGTGGCCTGATGATGAGTGAGGTTTTGCATTTTTTTAGATAATATGAAAAAAGTGCTTTACATATAAAATCGCCAAGATTATGAGGGTGCATCAGCAAGGGGATATTCCCCGCCAACAGGGAGACTGACAATGATGATTTGGGACATTCGCGGCGAAGGTCAAGCGCCACAGCACATCGGCAACTTCGATGGCATGAGCACTTTAAAAGAATTGCTAATCTCCGCCCGCACCGCCCGCCATAATGTTAAGATTGCAGCAGTAGCAATCAAGGGCAACGCAGCAACTTGCTACACATTCCGCACTTTTGCAGACTACCGCCGCTTCTTCAATGACAACACCGATTTAACTATTACTGACAAGGCGATTGGATTAGCATGAGCATCACTCTCCACCAATTCGAACGCATCGACGGACTGCTATCAAAGCAGCTTCGCGCTGGCACAATCGAAACGTGCGACGATCCGCACGAATACATTCGCAACAGTAATCGCCTATTTGATGCCTGTATTGACGCAATGGGCTTTGCTTACATGGATCAGTTTTCAAGCGCAGAGCATTGTGCTGCTGCAATCGTTACGCAGGGATTGCTATACCCTGATTTTGTCGATGCCGAATAAGCCATTAACACAGTAAGTATGGAGGATTAAGTGAACCAATATCAAATCGCAATCATTGGGCTACTGGTTATGGAAGCCATAACGCTATGGCTCTTGTGGCTAACACATAGAGACCATCAATTTTGGCAAGAAATGTGGACACGAGACACAGCAGCAAACCTAAGTGACCGCTGTGAGCTGTTGTATTACAAGCGCATAGCTTCACGGCGCGATCCCAAGACTGGCCGCTTTATCAAAAAGGACAAAATCTAATGTTTTACGCAGAACTTATTCGTCGCTGGGCTGAAGACCGCAACCTAATCAGAGGCAGCGATGTAAAGAGCCAATTCGTTAAACTGATCGAGGAAGCTGGGGAACTGGCTAACGCTATCGCTAAAAAGAACGACATAGAATTTGCGGATGCCATTGGCGATATGGTCGTGGTGCTAACCATCATGGCTGCACAGAATGGCATGATGATTGAAGATTGCATCGATAACGCCTGGCAGGAAATTAAAGACCGCAAGGGAAAAATGGTTGACGGAATTTTCTTAAAGGAAAATTCATGACACCGAAAGAACGGAACCTAGCAGAGATTGATGCCATCGCAGAGTTATATGGTTACACAGCCGAAGATGTTTTAGGCAAAAGCAAACTGAAAGCACTAGTCGCAGTAAGGCGCAAATGCGTTGTATGGCTTAGAGGAAAAGGCTATTCAACCACAGAGATTGGACGGATTATGCACCGCGATCACAGCACCATTGTCCACTCATTGCAGAAGGTGGCAGAGATGGAATCTGAAAATGACTGAGCCAGTTATAATCGGAAACGCCACGCTTTATTTAGGCGACTGCCGCGACATCTTGCCTACGTTGCCAAAGGTTGACGCTGTTGTCACTGACCCGCCTTATGGGATTGGTGAAGCTGCTGGTAAGGCCAAGAAGCGCACTTGTGACAAGACCAGATGGAGAAACGCAACGCCATCTGATTATGGCGACTCTGACTGGGACGATAAGCCTATAGATGCTACCCTTATCGAAGCCATGCGAAAGAAGGCTAACTGGCAAATAATTTTTGGAGGTAATTACTATTCACTGCCGCCCACAAAATGCTGGCTTGTTTGGGATAAAGAAAACGGAGACACGGACTTTGCCGATTGTGAACTTGCGTGGACGAATATTGACAAGGCCGTTCGTCGCATTCGCTACCTTTGGAACGGGTTTGCTCGCGCCAATGGAGAGCCTCGCGGAGACCATCCAACGCAAAAACCCATAGGCGTTATGAAGTGGGCGATAGGGCATCTGCCAGAGCCATCCAGCACCATCCTCGACCCGTTCATGGGCAGCGGGACAACAGGCGTTGCAGCAATGCAAATGGGCCGCAAGTTTATCGGCATTGAGCGCGAACAAAAGTATTTTGACATAGCCTGCAAGCGCATTGAGGATGCACAACGCCAAGGCGATATGTTTATAGGAATCACAGCATGACACCAGACAAACTAAAGCTTGCCCGTCACCACATGGGCTATAGCGTAAACGAGATGGCTGACGCGCTGCGCCTATCGCCTGACAATGGCGGCACAACCATTCGCAAGATGGAAGCTGGCAAGGTGCGTATCACTGGGCCTATCATGGTGGCAGTCGATGCCATGCTGAAGGGATACGATCCGTTTGGATATGATGAGGAGGAAATGCTCGATGGAGGATATTAATTCACATCAAGTAGGTGGAGACCATTACGCATCCAAATCCGTTCAGCCTTGGGAGGCAATGGAGTCCTGGATGTCGCCAGAAGCTTTCGCAGGATATTTGCAAGGTAATTGCATAAAGTATTTATCCCGCTATCGTGATAAGAATGGCACGCAAGATTTAAAAAAATGCCAGCACTATCTTGCAAAGCTTATTGAGGTGGAAGTCCGTTTAGACTTGATGGTTGAAGGCAATGGTTGAGATCGTAACAAAATTCGCTTGCTATTGCGGCTTTCAATGCGAGGGCAAAGGAGATGCGCCTAATTGCCATAGATGCGGAGATAAGATGCATTCTTGGGGAACAAGGGAAGCCACAATCAAATCATTTACCTTGGTCGGTGAAAGCGCCGACAAGCGCACGATAAACGGAGGATATTGATGGACGTTAAGATTGAACAGCGCAGCGTTGACAAGCTCATTCCGTATGCAGCTAACAGCCGAACGCATAGCGATGCACAAGTAGCGCAGATCGCAGCCAGCATTAAAGAGTTTGGCTGGACGAACCCAATCCTTGTTTCTGGCGATAACAGCATTATTGCTGGGCATGGCAGACTGCTGGCGGCGCGGAAACTTGGCATGGAAGAAGTGCCAGTGATTGTTCTCGATCACCTGAGCAAATCGCAGCAACGCGCCTTAGTGATAGCAGATAACCAACTCGCCCTGAACGCAGGGTGGGATATGGATATGCTGAAGGCGGAGATTGAAGACCTAAGCCTAGAGGACTTTAACCTAGACCTATTGGGATTTGACGAAAAGTTCCTTGATGGATTGCTGGAAACAAAGCCAACAGAAGGGCTAACCGACGAAGACGCTGTTCCTGAAGTGCCTGAAACACCAAAGACAGTGCTTGGTGACGTTTGGGTTTTGGGACGACATCGCGTTGTATGCGGTGATGCAACGAGCATTGATGATTGGAACAAGTTAAAGATTGAAGATGGTATAGTCACATTTTCATCGCCACCATATAATCTTGGAAGTTCTATCAAACTAAGCGGCAATTCGTCGTTAAAAAACGCATCTTCTGCGTATTCAACATATGAAGATAACGCATCTGAAAGCGGTTATGTGGAATTGATTGAGGGCGCATTATCCTGCGCTATTGCTCATTGCGATGTTGTTTCATTCAATCTGCAACCACTCGCTAAATCTAAACGGCCTTTAATGAAATTGATGTCAGACCATTCTTCCAATTTAATTGACATTATTACATGGGATAAGGGCCACGCTGCGCCAGCTATGGCCGAAGGCGTAATGTCATCAAGATATGAATGGATTTTTCTTTTTTCATCCAAGGATGACGCATCTAGGGCCATTCCTTATGCTTCATGGCGTGGAAAATGGTCAAATGTTTATCAGGCTCCACCGCAACGGAATAATGAATTTGCAAAAATACATGGAGCAACATTCCCAGTTCATTTGCCAGAATTTGTGATTGGTGACATAATGAACAGAAGCAGAGGCGTTGTTGATTGCTTCTGTGGAACTGGCACAACAATTATTGCCGCTGAAAAATTGGGTAAGATTGGATACGGGATTGAGATTGACCCAAAGTATGTCGATGTAATTATCAAGCGTTGGCAGGACTTCACTGGGCAAAAGGCTGTTCACGCAGAGACAGGTGAGGCATTCGATGGCTGATGTTAAGCTAACCGCAAAGCAAGAAGCATTCGCTCAGGCAATCGCTGATGGCATGGGACAGGCAGACGCTTATCGAATGGCTTATGACGCTGAAGGCATGAAAGATAGCACTGTTTATCCTAAAGCTTCTCGCATGATGAACGAGGGCAAGATAAGGGCAAGAATCGACGAATTAAAATCTCAGGTGGCTGAGAAGCAACTATGGTCTCGTGAAATGTCCGTAAAAGCATTGGTGCAAGCTTATCG